CAGCCATTCCAAGGCCCTGTAATAACTCAGCGGACATGGTTTTGGGCTTGACTGCTTCAACTGCTTGGCTTGCGCCTGTGCCTGCTGGGACATTTGCTTTTCCTGTTCTAGCAGAACCACCTGTTACAAAATCCGGCCTGCCTCCAGTGTTAGGAACAAACTGTGACGTTTCTGCATTTTGCCCAGCGGCCTCACCTGCCCGTCCAAACATGGTAGATCCTATTCCGCCTAACAATGCCGATTTTAAAGCGTCTTTAGGTTTTTGACCAGTTAGCAGGCCAATGCCTCCTGACAGCAAAGCATTTTGTATGGCTGGGTTTGCCATAATCCCAGTTGCACCACTAAACAAAGGGGCGGCAGCAGGCCCTAAAAAACTACCAGCTACAGCAGGCAGAGCTATTTTGGCTATATCATCTAATAAACCCATAGTTTAAATCCTTACTAACACGAACAATTATACAGGAAAATCTTGTTATGTCACTATCTTCACTGTTCCTGAGTCATTATACAAAGAACCAACTTCAAGACCAGATGCGCTTGTAGGCAATCCTGTTAAAGTGGCAGTAGAGGCACGAATGCCTCCGGGGTTACGTTCCTGCTCAATAAATATCTCTAAAGCCCTTATTAAATCAGACATATAGCTTACACTGTACTCCTCTGGGGCTTCTGGAAGTCTTGGTGGTGGGACTTGGTTGCTAGACACTAGCGCCTCCCATCCTGACGAATGTTAACCCGTGGGCTTCCCAATCTCCACTTAGCACCGATAGCATTGGACTCAACACGCATGGCAAACGAGCGTCCTCTTGATCTCAAGTAAAGTTGTTGTGTGTATTCTTCTACAGGTACGGTTTGTGTTCTGATTGCTGTGCCAGCACCTGTATTGTCAAAATCTTGGCCCGGGTTGTCTCTGGACTTTATTGTAAATGTGGCTTGAGGTGTGGATATAGCTGTTGATCCAGAAAAACTTAAATCTGGTATAACTTTATTTATAAAAGTAAATCTATCCCCATCACCAATGTCCATGACTGCGGACTCTATATATGAATCCATACTTGATCCATCGTCATCATGACCAAACTCTTGGTTATATAAATAACCGTTATTATCTGTGGCTAATGGAAAGGGTCTAGTCCCACGATCTAACCAAGCTGTTCTGCCAAGTGTGCCATAATACCATATTTTATCCAGATAGTTATATACTACATATCTGTCGTTGGCTTGCGACTCGGCTGACGCATAAAACCAGAACACCTCGCTAAATTCAGAATTTACCCCACTATATATTTTGTCGCTCTGGTCTAAATTAATGTCGTTAAAAACCCTGTCCTTAACAGTGCATTGTAGTTGCTTTGTTTGACCAGCATAAACATAGAAGTTATCAATACCCATCCAGAACACAAAATCTTCTGTGGCAACAGCAGCATTTGGACCTGCAATAGTTATGTTAGAAGCAAGCTGTTGCAAGCCAAAGGTAAATGGAGGGCCAATAAAGCGCATAGATGTGAGCGCTGTGTCTGTCCATATTAGTATTTCACGCTTAGTTTCAATCGCCCTAACAAATGTAGATCCAGACCCAAGACGCAAATCTCCAGCAGTATTAGTTTCGGTTGGATACCAGTCTATTGGGCTTTCTTGACTGGAGAAACGTATCAATAAAGGGTCTTGAACCCCATTTCCCTGCACATCAGTCGAGCCACCCAAGCCATCTGCCCCAAAAGCAAGAACGTGACGATCCCTGTCCGATACCATAATTTGTTTGCAGATTGTTGGAACGCTTCTCTTGGTGCCAGATATCGTAGAGAGTTCTACGGATCTAGCATTTGTTCCAGTTGATTTATCCCAATAGAAAACACCAGAGTCTCTGGGGTTTGTAAGAAGATCTTCCCCAAAATTATCGTGCGACCACAATCTTATTTGAGTAGTTGTTGTCAGTCCGCCAGAAGCTGCAACGCCCCATCCAAAGAAATCATTAGCCGCATCAGCGTTGCCCTTGGCTAAGATAACCAAACTGCCGTCAGTGTGTGTAGCTGCTGTAGTGCCAGAGTGGCCTCTTGTACAACCAGTTAAATCATTGCTAGAAATGCCACCAACAAGTATTAACTCGTTATCAATCATAACAATGTCAGTAGCCACGATGCCCGTGGCGCTGGTTACAGTAATTGTGGTGTCACTTGCCGAAAGGGTGCCGCCCTCGTTGACTGTTGTCTGCAACGGCGCTGAAGTCCTGCCACCATATAAACCTGCACCCCAGCCTGTGCCACCTACTGTGGTATTAAGACCTACGTTAATCTGATAGTTACCTACTGTATTGCTGCCGCCATTACCTGTGTCAGAACTATTAGATGTTACCGTAGCCCCAAGGAGATCTTTGGCTGTGATTTGATAGGAACTAGCACTTAAAACCTGATCGATGCTGTATTCCTGATTTAATACGATGTCTGTTATGTTGCCGCCAAGGCTGGCTACACTAGAAAAAGTAACAAAGTCCCCGGATACCGCACCGTGGTTGGTTTGAGTCACGGTAATTGTGCTAGAGAATGGGTTGGATGTAACCGCGCTAAAAGTTACAGCCCCTGCACTCGTTGGCGATCCAGTACGAAGAGGAGTTATATCGACAAAACTACCACCCTCTTCAATATAATACTTTAGGTTTGTACCTAAACCAAGAAAGTTAGAACCATCCAAAGCAATCCAGTTGTGAAGAGCGCGACAGGAGCCAAGAAAAGTAGAACTGGTATACTTTTCCCAACCACCTATTTTTTCAGGGTAACCAAGACGAAAACGCACCTTGTCACCATCTCTCCACCCACCTTCGTTAGAGTAGGAAGTAAGATCTCGGACAATACCGGGTCTAAATTGTAACTTTGTTAATGGCATTATGTTTTTCTCTTATGAAGGCTGATTCACAGAACTAAAAGTTGTTGGGTCACCACCCATCATAGTTGATGCCTTTAGTGTAGCGTTTGGAGATATGCAGCGCCACTGATACCAACGGTGACTGGTACTTGGGTTGTTGGTCGAAATTGAGATTAAAGTATAGTTGTAAGTATTGCTTGTGTTTGTGATGCTTGTGCATCCGCCATTACTATCAAAAACAATTGAAAAGCTCCTAGATCCACCTTGACCACTGCTATAGCCAGCATTTAGCCCCAAGACTACCGTATTAACGGCTGATGAACTTGTGCCACCATATAGATAAATAGAACACCCTTGAGCATCTTCGTTCTGACTAAAAGTCATATTAATATTTTGACCTAAGAATCCTGTCCCTGCCCTGAAAACCGGGGAATAAATAGTAAAGGGATTATACAATAAACTGCCTGAGTAGGATTGAGGCGCGGCTGTGCTGTTGGCTGATGTCACACCAAAGGCACTGTAAGTGTGACCAGCGCCATAAGACATCTGAACTCTAATATCTCTTGTTGTTGATGCTGATGAGCCATAAAAATCAGACAGAGACAGCGCTCCAGATGTAGGGACGTTTGTATTGCCAGAAGAGACTAAATCACCACCCCTGTAATACTCGCTAAAAGCATGAGGAGCCGATCCACCGAACTCACCAACTAAGCTATTCATGCCTATTATTCCAGAGGCCGGTAAAGCCATTAGATTGTTCCAAATGCAGTTAAGTTATCGACAGAAGTTATTGCGCCATCAGAAGCTATTTTAGCCACCGCTGTACCACCGTAAGAAAACACTAAGTTATTACTAGCAAGGGTTAAAGAAACGTCATCTGCAATCGAAATAGCTGTGTCCAAAACAAGAGCGGTCTGCGAAGTTACAGTAGCAACTTTAACATTGCTGGAAATACCTGTCCCCGTTACGCTCATGCCCACAACAATTGTCCCGCTGTTCCCATCAACAGTAAGGGCTGTTGATGACGAAACTGCACCGTTTGAAACGGCGGTAGCACTACTGCTAACAACAGAAATCCCCCACCCGCTACCACCAGTCAGACTTATGTCTCCAACAATGTCCACCCCGTCCGCTGTGGTTTCTATCTTTTTTACGTTGTTGTGATATAGCTCAACCGCTCCGTTAGCAATAAATTTAGCTGACGTTTCGTCATTAGCTCCATTTTTTACTTGGATATCGTCACCAAGAATCTTTAAAGCGCCAGTGCTGTTATCAATTATACTGTCGGTGGCATCATGATATATCTCAAGATCGGTTCCCGCACCAAACACAAGCCTATCGTCACTTGCCCCACCGCTGTCTCCAAACACAATGTTTTTTGTGTTAACATCCAAGTTGCCGCCAAGCTGTGGAGAAAGGTCGTTTACCAAGTCTGTGGGCGGTCTTAGGCTTTTAAATACACCAGATCCACCACCACCATCACCTGTTACAGCGTCTGAATCACCAGATAATATCTCCACACCAGTAGATGTAGAGTAGGTAACGCCTTTATAAATAACCCGACATGCAGCGTTAGTTTCATTTTTAATAGTGTAATGCTTTTTTTGATCTGTTGGAGTGACTCTTAGCTCGAACGGAGTAGTGGGGTCAGCTAAATTTCCAGTAAGAACAATAACAGGGTTAACGCCTTCACTTGTTGCGCCGTCATTTGTCGTTAGATCCCTACTGCTAGTAATTGTAATAGAGATCTGTCCATGAACGGCCTGATCAATTATATCAAAGTTGGTATTGGTGGTTGTACCCCAAGTACCTGCCTGTTCGCCAGAGCCGGGTTTTTCAATCCCGGTATTTGAAGTATATGTACTTGCCATTTATACCACCTTATTTATTGTATGGTAATCGGATTAATTGTTGTCCATGTATCGCTACCAGTACGAGTTATTTGTTCCCAAAGAAGGCGACCATCTGTTGTCATAATAAATATTGCGCTTAATTCAGCACTAGAAGGAACTAAAATTCCCCCTAAATTAGTCTGTATAAACACCGCTTCTATTTCAGAAGACCCAGACGCTATCATACTTGCAAGAGAGCTTAAAGTAAAGTCAGCGTCCATCTCTCCAATAGCCGTCTGAACACGAGTACCAGCAGATGTTTGAGTAAAATTAAACTCTAGGTCTGAGCCGGTAACCTGTACGCGGATCCCCGCAGAGGATTGTGTGAAGCTGGCTACCTGCTCAGAAACACCGACAAAGATAATGGTATCAACGGAGGATTGTGTGAAGCTGGCTATTTGCTCAGAAACACCTGATGTAAGAAGTCTGCCGTCAGATGACTGTGTGAAATCAAAGTCTAAGGCCGAACTTATATGTTTTACAAGTTGGGCATTAGAAGACTGTGTGAAGTTAAAATCTAGATCAGCTTCAGCAGTCAGGAGAAAACCACCTAATGCGGACTGTGTGAAGCTGGCTATCTGCTCAGACGTACCAGAAAAAGTCGCCGATATAGCAGAAGTTTGAGTGAAGTCAAATTCTATATTAGAGCCGGTTATATTTAGGCTGATTCCGTTTGATGTTTGCGTAAAATCAAACTCTAAATCGGCTTCCGCGTCTCGCAAGAAACCACCAAAAGACGATTGAGTGAAGCTACCTATCTGTTCAGAAAGACCCTCACGAATAAAGCTACCAGTAGATGTTTGAGTGAAGCTACCTATTTGTTCCGAAACACCGGCTAAGGTGCCAGAACCCACGTTTACTTTTGTAAACGTGCCAATCATTTCCACAGTGGAAAGTGCTACAATAGCCTGCTCGGCTATTGCAAAAGTGGAAAGGGGGGCTTGTCCAAACATTAGTTAATATTAACTCCAAGCATCAAACCAAGCAGACACTTCAGCGGTGACTTCATCATTAGTCATATCAACTAACTCGCGATCACTGTTTTCTTTCTGCATAGCATATCGACTGTGAATGTTAAGAACCCGAGTTGTAAGACCCGCCTTGTCTAAAACGGTTACCGTATCTGGAACTTTAAACTCACGAGGCGCATCATTGGTCCAACCTACCATAGTAAATTTATCTGGGTCATAGTAGTATCCACCATCCTTTACCCAGAGAGGAATGGTCATGCCCTGTGGTCCAGCATCTAGCTTGTACTCAACAATCATTTTTACTCTCCAATTTCAGCATGTAGTCTTTATTTACAAAGTCACTCTTACCAAATAAACGCTCTGCTGTTTTGTCTACATTAGCAAGATACTTATCTGCCATTTGGTCTAAGAAATCTTCTAGGTCATTTGAGTGCAGCAGAACACCATTACTTATTTGGTCAGATGAATGCTTTACGTATCCTGATGTTTCTGTCAATGCAACCTGTGGATGTACGCCATGCTGTTGTAGGTATTCTATTGTAGCTGTCTGAGCGCGGCCTCCATCAAGTATGTTACGGTACATTAACTCAAAGCCCCTACGAACATGGTGGCGTTTCTCTTCAGCTTCAAATGCCTCTTCATCCCACTCGTCAATATTGTTTGCTGTTTTAATGTTATTATACTGGTCAATGAGTGTGGCAACATCCTTAAACGAACCGTTAATCTTGTTTTCCATTGTAGATAAGCTTACACTTTTTTGACGGTATTCAGCTTCTGCTACAGGGTCAACATTACCTTCTAGTTCTTGCATCTCTTTAACAGTCTTAGCGTGGCTAACCTGCGCTTCTGCTAATGCCATCTTACGCTTTTCAATCTCTGCCATCACCTGACGCATCATGCGATAGGGTGACTGACCGTTAAGCATAGTCAGTGTCATTAAGCCTAGTGTAGTCTGACTATTGTTACGGTCGAAGGCTCTAGTCTTTTCTTCTATTTCTGGCAGAAATTGATTCACCTTCGCTACAGCCGCACTGTTTATTTTATTTGCCGCTCCTGTCGTAAGACTAAAGGTTATGTTATCTTTTTTTATTATTTCTTGTTTCATATCAATCTCCCGCACATGCGGCTAATTCTTCAAGAGCCGCTGCTAGGTCACCAAAGTCTGTGGCATTGCCCGCGCTTGCTATAGTGATATAGTCTATTATGTCATATCTTACCGGCGGGAAATCTGTAAGACTACCTCCTCCTATAACGCCTCTAGTACCGCTTGAACATGCAGCTAAAGACCTGCGTTTTTGAGTTAAATCTCCAAAATCAGTAGCATTTCCTGTTGTTGCCATAGTTACATAGTCTATTGTGGTAGTTGTTTGAGTGCCACTGGTGGCTCCTCCACAAAAAACGCCATATGTTGCATTAGAAAGACCAGCACCTTGGTATTTACCAACAGTCATGTCACCAAAATCTGAAGCATTGCCTGTGGTAGCTGTCGTTACATAATCTATTGCAGCGGTTACTGGGTCATATCCACCAGCAAAAAGACCTCTAGTGTTACTAGCGCAAGCGTATTTGTAGGAATTTGCCGCCACTAAATCACCAAAGTCTGCGGCATTTCCTGTGGTAGAAATAGTTATATAGTCAATGATGTTAGATTTGCCACTGGCAGCAGGTGCGCCTGCAAACAAACCCTTAATACCATCAGAACAGGTGGCTGGGAACCCTGCCTGATTGAGGTCACCAAAGTCTGTAGCATTTCCTGTAGTGGAAATAGTCACATAATCGATTTGATTTTGATAAGCGTTACCCCCAGCCCAAACACCCCGCTCACCATTGGAACAAGAGCCTGTAGGATGCCGAGTAACAGTGAGGTCACCAAAATCTGTAGTGTTGCCTGTATTAGCAATGGTTATATATCGTATTGCATTAGTTGCTGGATACGTTCCGCCACCGAACAAACCCCTGCCGCCAAACCATACAGGTGGAGTGTTATCACCACCTACAGCAGTACCATTAAAGGTCACAGTTCCTGTGGCATTGCTGATATCGTTTGTTTGGTGATTAAAAGTTAATGACATACTAGTCTCCTGACGAACCGACAACAGCTTTTCTAGCTGCCTGAAGGTCTCCGAAGTCCGTGGCATTTCCTGTCGATGCTATTGTTACATATTGAATAACATTAATGGGTGTAGTGTTTCCACCAGCCCAAATACCTCGCACAGCATTTGCACAAGAAGCTAAATCTATTGTAACAGCAGTAAGGTCACCAAAGTCAGTAGCGTTACCAGTAGTATCTATAGTTACATAGTCTATTATATTACTAGCACCACCAGAAGCGTAACCTCCACCAAACAATGCTCTAGTGCCATTTGAACAGCCTGCCGGAGTAGAACCTCTGGCTGCGGTTAGGTCACCAAAGTCTGTTGCGTTGCCTGTGGTGGATATTGTTATATAATCTATTACATTTGTTGTAGCATTTCCGCCAGCAAAAAGACCTCTTGTAAGCGAACCAGCACCACCAATTTGTTTTTTAGCTACGGTACGGTCTCCAAAATCTGTAGCATTGCCTGTGGTAGCTATTGTTACATATTCTATTGTATTTGATGTGCTAGTTACTGCTATTCCAAGTGCTATAGCACCTCTAACCCCGTTGGAGACTGCGGCACCGCCGTTTGATGTTGAAGTTAAATCTCCAAAATCAGTAACATTGCCGGTAGAAGCTACAGTTATATATTCTATTGTGTTATAAAGAGTACCAACATAAATATTTGTATTTTTTCCTCCCGCAAATATTACCCTTTCCCCATTACCACAAGAAGCTAAAAAGGCTTTAGCAGCCGAAAGATTACCAAAGTCGGTGGCGTTGCCGGGAGTACCTATAGTTATATAGCCTATAGTATCTGATGGTGTGCCATTATTATCACCGCCAGCAAATAAACCCCGGTTTCCAATGAATGAAGCTGGAGTATTATCACCACCCGCAGCTACCCCGTTTATAGTAATCGGGCCTGTAGAATTAATGATATCATTTAGTTGGTGATTGATTGTTAATGACATGTTAGTCCCCCGCACACGCGGATAAATACGATGTATCTGCAGCAAGGTCACCAAAATCAGTAGCATTGCCAAGAGTATCTATGGTTATGTAGTCTATTACATTTACCCTAGAGTCACTATAGGCCACTGTTTTTGAACCACCGCCAAAAACACCTCTAACGCCACTAGAGCAGCCGCCCATCCCTTTACGGTCAACAGTGAGGTCACCAAAATCAGTAGAATTACCAGTGGTATCAATGGTTACATATTGAATAACATTAAGAGTTGGGTAATCTGCACCCCCACCAAAAACCCCCCTAGTCGCATTAGAGAGACCAGTTATATAGGTGGTGCTACTGAGTAAATTTCCAAAATCGGTAGCGTTACCAGCAGAAGATATGGTTACATATTGAATCTCACTGCCATCAGCAGTACCACCAGCAAAAAGACCTCTTGTATTACTAGCAAGAGAACCTATAGCAAAGGTATCGGCTCTTAGGTTGCCGAAATCTACGGCATTGCCTGTGGTCTCAATGGTTATGTAATCTATCGTATCTAAAGCATACCCACCACCAAATACACCTCTAATTCCGTTTGAACATCCCCCCAAATAACTACGAGCTACTGTTAAGTCACCGAAATCGGTGGCGTTGCCAGTATTGGCTATAGTTACATAATCTATTGTGTTTGTGCCACTTCCCCCAGCCCAAACTCCTCTTGTACCATTTGAACAAGAAGCAAGTATGCTTCGGGCTGCTGTTAAATCACCAAAATCTGTAGGATTTCCTGTGGTGGCTATAGATATATAACTAATTACGTTTGAGTTTGAGCCTGTGTTGCCTCCACCGAACAAGCCACGACTACCAAACCACACAGGCGGAGTGTTGTCACCACCGACAGCCGTGCCGTTTAGCTTAACAGTACCAGTGGAATTGCTAATATCATTTGTCTGATGATTTATGGTAAGTGACATATATTAAACCTATACGGCGGACGAGCCATCCATATCAGACTGTGCCATCACCCATTTGTAACACTTGTCTAAGAAAGTATCACCTGAGAGGGCTTCAATGTCTGTTAGGTTTGCATGATAGCGTTTAAAGTCTACCTCACGAGTGTCGTCTGTTGGTGATGCCGTAGCGTATGCTGACAGGTCAATCATTACTTGGAACTTTGGGTCTGTGCCACGTTGGCGACTGACCGCAGCAGTTACAATACGGTAGTAAGCGTTACCAAATGCAATGCCATATTGTGAGGCACTTTCTGCGATGTTGTTTTGAATAGCCATTTAATTAACTCCTTTTTAAGCGTATGTGACTTCACTGGTTCGTATGTTTGCCACCCAGCGGATGTTGTGTGAGGCTTCACCAGTTACAGTAATAGCCAAGGCATTGTTTGTGTTATCGGCTGTCATAGCCACAACCCAACTAGATTGATTGTCAATTACTGTCGTTGCGCTATTTACCAAAGTTGTTGTTCCACCATCGTTGACCAACAAACCAGAAATAAGAAACGAGGCAAAAGCTTGTGCGCCATTTTGTATGCCTGTTACTGAACCATCAAATGTTATCGCTGTGTCAGATGCGGCTACAAGCTGATTAGTAGACCCTGCGGCGTTTGCATCAGAACTCAAAACCGTAGCTGTAGCATCGGTCGTAGCAGCATTTAAAATCATCATGCCGCCTTGAGTAGCCCCATTCGTTCCTGTTAAGTATGCGCCGTAGGCATATTTACCAACTTGTGCGGCTAAAGCTCGTTTTCCAAAAGCATAAGACGCTTCGCCAGATGCGGTATTAACAGAGCCACCTATTGCTACTGAATATGCGCCAGACGCAGTTGGATATTCACCACCAGCGGCAAAAGACCCTGCACCACTAGCGGCAGCATTTTCTCCAGAAAGTGCTATAGATTTTGCGCCAGAGGCTTTGGCCCGATAACCTATCGCAATTGCATTAGAGATAGTAGACCCATAAGACGAACTGCTGTTAGCAATAGCCGCTGCTAGGCTGTTTGCACCAGAAGCATATGATACTGGCAAAGACACTGCGGCACTGGCAGACGCCGTTGAACTTCTACCTAAAGCTAACGCACCACCAGAACTAGCAACTGTTGCTCCTGTGCCTATTGCCATGCTTCCATCTCCAGAAGCTGTTACTACCCCATAATAAGCAGTACCAATTGCTACGGCATGAGTGTTTGTTGCTTGTATTGGTTGGCTAGTATTATTAGAACCGCCGATTGCTATTGCATTTTCGTGTGAAGATTGTGTGCCAGCTTTAGTCGTACTTCCAATCGCAATAGCGTTATTACCTAAAGCAGAAGGTTGTGCGTTGGGGCTACTTTCATTAGCAGCATAAAGGTCAGCACCACCGCCAACGGCAGAGCCATTAAGAAGTAAACTTGTTCCATCAGAACTTAGTGTTACGCCACTGCCAGAGCCAGTGTTGTCAAGATTGATTGAACCCATTAGTTTTTACTCCTAAGCATAAATCACCTCGCTGGTTGAAATGTTAGCAACCCAACGAATGTTGTGTGACGCTTCACCTGTACAGGTAATTGCCAACGAATTGGTTGTATTATCCGCTGAAAGAGCCACTACCCAACCGTTACCATCTGCAAAAGTCTGTATATTGCTGCTTACTAATGTAGTTGTTCCACCATCGTTTTTAAGAAGACCCTTGACTTCCCATCCGCCTTGGTCTTGTGCGCCATTTTGCATCGCGACTACAGTACCACTAAACATTATGCAACTATCATTCTGCGCTGTAATTTGATTATACCATTGACCCGCTGCATTTGTCGTGGTTAAAACTGTCGCTGTTGCGTCCGTGGTATCGCAACGCAAGATGTACATTGAACCTTGAGCGTCTCCGTTTGCAGCAAAATAACCAGCAGCAAAAGCAATTTGATAGTTTTGGCGTGCGTCTGCGCGTTTTCCAATTGCAACACCACCCGCTGTTTGAACGTAATTAACACTTCCAAGACAAAGACCATTATTGCCATTTATAACATTTTCATTGCCTAACGAGACGCTATATTGACTGTTGCATGTATTCATATATCCAATTGAAGTTGAATAAGTTTGCGCTGCGATATTTTGATAGCCAATACTTGTACTGCCTAAAGCACTCGCTTTTGCGTAGTACCCAATCGCGATCCCATATTGACCAGTTGAACCATAGCTTGATGTGTTGTTGGCTATTGCTGCTGCAAGACTGTCTGCTCCGCTTGCACGAGAACCGCCAAGAGCCATTGCTCCTGAACCAGACGAGGTGACAGAGCCGTTAGCGCCACTATTTATACCTATGGCAGTTGAATAAGCACTACCAGCATTGGTAGAAAGCCCAAGTGCTAAACCATAAGAACCAGCTTGAGCATTAATACCAATTGCCACTGAATTAGATGTGTTGCCAACTCCAGCTATAGTCCCTAGACCAATTGCTAATGTGTCATCTCCAAGTGCTTGCGGAAGATTGAAAAAACTAGTCCTCATGTTCGTTTGAATTCCACGATGGAATGAAGATATCAATTTAAAGTTGCTACCATCACAAACAAGCTGGACACGCTCACCTTGACGTAAAATAAAGGTTGTACGTCCATCAATAGTTTCAGAACCATTCCCATCAATAGTTACAGTATGTTGGTCTTCACTAGAAGCTGCGTTGTTTTCTATGTAACAAAAGAAACCAGTGCCTAGTGTTGCTGCCGCTGTAAGCGTGGCAGTATATGCGCCGCCAGAAAAACTGACTATTTTCCCAGCGTCCCCAGCTACGACAGTGTAGTTTCCTGTTTTTGCTAGTATTGCAATTGACGTATTTGCACCGCCGGGAAGATTAGTTAGGGCTGCACCACTAATTGCTGGAAGTGCGCCTGTAAGTTGCGAAGATTCAATAGACTTGTTAGTAAGTGTGTCGGAGGAACTAGCTGTGATGGCTCCTATATCAGACAAAACTTCTGATGCAGAACGACCTTCTATAGCCGTTCCAGCGACTCTCAAGAAATCATCATCAGCTACGCCAGATGTGAACTTAGGCACATTTGTATTAGATATGCCCGTGTCAAGAACTGCGGAAGTGCCAAGACCTAGTGAAGTTCGCGCTGTACCTTCGGTCTCTAGTACAAAGTTGGAACCATTACCTACAATGAAACCACCGTTAGTTACAGCTAACCCGGCTACATCTTGAAGTTGTGCGTCTAGTCTAGCATTGGCTACTGTTCCAGATCCCAAGTTACTGGCGTTTAAGGCAGTTAAGGCACTTCCATTTGCGGCGACTACATTACCACTAGCGTCCAAGAAAGACATTTTTTCCGCAGGTAACGTGCAGAAAATAGTTCTTGTCCCAGTTCCCCAGTTAACAGCACTATCACTATTGCTGGACTGAAGTATCGCGGTTCTAGCTAAAGTCGTTCCAGAAGCTGTGTATGTTCCGATACCTACTTCAAAGTCCACACCATCGCTACACCCATAGTAGGTGGTGTTTCCGTTACCCACACTATTAAAGGTTTCAAAACCAGTCACTGCACCAGCCAAAGTATATGTGCCTGTGCCAGCAGTGGTGGTCGTTTCTTTTACCCGATCTCTAAGAACAAGTGCCATCTTGGTTTACCCTCAGTACACGTTTTAGATTAGTTCAACTGAATGCTTAGATTACCAGCGTTAATGCGGAAAATATCACCAGACGCGATTACTTTACTGGCATCAAGCGCACCAATAAAATAAATGTCCCCAGAACTAGATGCACTAGCAATAAAAACATGCGTGATTGTGTTGTTTGTCCCACCAGAAGCCGGAAACTCAATCTGACTTGTTGTTGCTATCTGAGCATCAGTAGACGTTGAGGGTACAGTCCATGTTGAAGCTGCTTTTTGCTGTCTCGCATAATTTGTAAAGGTAGCTTCTGTTACAGAGCCGCCTTCTGCACTGCTTACCGCAGTTGCTAGGCCAACGTAAATACTATCGCCGGGTGTTGAAAAAGAGCCTGCGTTGTTCTTAAACAAGAAGTTAAGTATCTTGTTCTCCAAAAAGGTGGTTGCTGCATTAGATGTTGCCATTGTCTTTTACTCCGTGGGTTAAGTGCGCGGCCTATCAGGTAGACCTCTCCTGTAGGCATCGCTATTCTCTCTAGCTTCTGCCAAATCCTTTAAGCGTTGTATTTCTTGTACGAATCTTTGCTCGTACAACTGCATCATATCTTGCTCACCCTTCATATAAGTATACGCTTCTACTAGCGAACCGTAAAGTAGCGAGTTAGGGGCGTTCTCACTAAGCCATGTTGTACCAGATCCAGCCCCAGCAGTAATACTTGCAGGACGATAATAGTAATGCAATTCTACATCATACACTAGATTAGGGGTTGGACTTAAAATAAAGTTGTCTACGTCAAATATACCGTAATATTTTGGAGTGGTCTGACTGCCTATAGAATTATTGTATTCTTGCAAATAGTTAACATCTTTTAATTCCAAAAAATTCTTGTAATTAGCGGTTGTTATTTGCATTGAAAAAGATGACAAGTAATCAGCCGGAACACTTAGATAAGGATCACCAATAGTTGACTGTGATGTTGCGTTTTTTCTGAAGAACTCAAGGTCAACAACGGTTAATATTCTGTCTTCCGCGCTGCGAATGAATAATGGCAGATTGCTTACAAAAGAAGTTTCTTCATTCTCTGTAAAATTCTTTATTGCATCTTGTAGCTCTGTGTATGTAAACGACATTTCACCTGCTCACTATACTATTGTTATATTGCCGACCATACTACTATGGCTAGTGCATTGATACACCAGAGATGTATCGCTTGGCTCATGCGGAACAATAAACTGTGTTAACCCGGTGGTAGAATTGTAGTTATCGGTCACCCCTGTTGTAAAAGCAGAGCCGCCGTTGGATGTTCTGATCTGCAAAGGATGGCTACCTACATTGGCTGTATTATCAATTAAGTATGTATGGCCTTTGTAAAAGGTAAAGTTTGGGTTGTTACCTGAAGTAGCCCCCGGACCAGTGAATGTGTACGCCGAGCTTCCGTTAGTACCGGCAGTGTACTTTGTTACTGGCCCTGTGGCTTCATCATTTAACCTTATCCAGACACCGCCATGAGCGAAATAGAGTCCACCTGTAGCGTGAACATGAGCAACAGCGCCGTGATATGTTGATGCGCTGGGCAAATCAGTCAAAGCGCCGTAATAAAAAACAATCTTGTTAGCGCCTGAACTAACATTTAAAAGACCATTAGTATCTATAATATCCGTTAATACATTGGAACTATTTCCCAACGCACTGTATATCTCATTAAAGTTGTCATTTATCTTGTCCGCGCCTGCGCGAAGGGTATCACCCGTCCCATCATTTGCTGATGTTCCAATTCCTACTGCTTGTTTTGCCATTTAAGCCTCGTCAAAAGTCTTGCTTGCCGAATCGAATGTAACACTTATCGAATCAAAGGTCGATGCTGAAAGAATTATACCATTTGCAGTCATTGTAAACTGAGAAACAAGTTCTGCTGTTGTTGATGCCACACCAGAACCAGTATCAGCAGTTGCAACTCCGCCGCCGCCTATTACTCCACCAATGGATGCTGCTCCCCCAATAGCAGTGAACGTGTATGAGTTAACGTCAATAACAGTGATTGTGTACCCTTCAGCTCTTTCTAAAATAGTTTTTGTAAAACCGTCAAATGCCTGTGTTTTACGAAAAACAACAAAATCAAGTGTGCTGCGCCCATGAGAAGGCTCAAACACAGTAATCACTGAAGAGCCTGCGTCACCTGATCGAAAAGGGTTTAGCGGCAGAAGACGTTCTACGGTTGGCTCTGCTCTTGAATCTGGTCTAGGGTTTCTAAGAGCTTCAGGATCAGGCAAATGCCTCAAGACTTCAAGCTGCGGATGTTTTGCTTCCCACTCATCTTTTCCAACAAGCAAACCATTCCACTCTTGCCGCATATCGCGCAGACGATAACGAAAACCAGACCTATCTGATATTCCGTAAGCATCCTTACCAACAGCGAATTTGCCCATCAACCAACTCTGTAATACTGCAAATTAGGGGTTACACTAAAAGAAGCTCTGTCCCTATCTTCAGCTTGCGCTCTTTCAAATTCTTCATCATATATGGCTTTTAAAACTTGAATACGGTCAGGGGCTTTCTTTATAGCTATATAGTAAGCCAATCCTGCGGCAAGACATGGATAAAACCTAAATGGCATTTGAAGTTTGTTATTGTAATTATCAGCATCATTCATTCTTGTTAAGCAATCATATACAATAACATCTGTGCTATTTTCTGGGACAGGCCAAAGTTTTATTTCTGGAGTTATTTGACGATCTACAAAAAACTGCGTAGGGCGAGCCTCGGTTGCCTTGGACGGAATGGATAGGTACTCATCTCGACTAATTCTATTCATTGAGTAATCTGTGTTGCTTCTGCGAAGTGATGCTGACAGAACATCAATCAAGTCTGTTCCAAGATTATAGTTTCCAGTTCCCTTAGAAAGGGGCTGTGTGCGTTGTTCAATTGTCCACTGATTTAGGCCGCGATTTGCCCAATCAGCCAGCATCAAGTTCAAAGATCTTCGCGCTGTTTTTAAGTCATACCCTGTGCGAACCTCTAGGCCACAACGCTCAAAAGCCTCTTCAATGTAATCAGATACATCAAGCTCAAAGTCAGGCTCCAAGATATATGCACTATAAGTAACTGTATCAATAGTATATGCTCGTATTAGTGCCGGTTCAAAAATATTTTCAATTCGTGTTTTTGCAGTACCTACTGGCAACACTCCCGATCCAAATTTAGTCGCATCAAGTGCATCAGCCGCAGTAATACTACCACTTTCATTAAAGTCACCATTGGCGAACCCACTTGTAACAGCATTTGCAACTGGACTTAAATTATTGGTGAGGCCAACTGCAATTTCAAGCATTGCAGTCGTAACCGCATCCCAATTAACACGCATTTACTTCTTCCTTTTTAAAGATAGCTCAAAATCAGTTGACCCAGAAACAGCCATTACTTAGCTAACCCCATAGCCATGAGTTTGCGAGGAGAAACTTGTTTAGCCGCACCGCCACCTCTCATCTTTTTAGGAGCAACTCCACCACCGCCACGCATGCGCCTAGCTTGTTTAGCAGCACCACCGCCCATCATCTTTTTGGGTGCAGTAGCACCGCCGCCACGCATACGTTTAGCTTGTTTTTTGGCACCTACCATTCTCGTGTCTCCTGTATCTGCGGTTTAAGATCAAATTAACGTAATCTTCTGTGTCATAATTCTGATAGTATCCCATTTTTTCCAGCTTTTGACTAGCCTCATCTAATTCGGACAATCTTTGTATGAATACCATCGTAAAATTTGTTTGAAAAGCAAGCAGCCAAAGATCAATTTTATTGTAGGCAAACCACTCATTCATTGCCACACAAGCCGCTTCAACTTCTTCATATGTTTGTGATGGCTCCTCTTCTAAACAAATTATAATTGAATGTTTATCACTAAAGTTCTTGCACTGTGCCGCTATAGTTTCCCACAAATCCTGCCTGTTAACACATTCAACTATTC